TGAAGGATATCAGTACTCTGCATCAAACCACGCTCATACGGGGAAAGAATGTGCTGCTTAGTGTAAAGGGCGAAGTCAAAATTGTTTCCGATTGCGGTGGTAGTTGGTGCTGAGCAAGCCGCAGCAGTTGAGAAGTTAATCTTGACGGTAACGGACTGGTAGGGCATGGCGGCAACGAAAAGCTGGCCACGATAACCACCCTTAACACAGCACATAAGCTTGCCACCACGAACAGTGTAGCCACCCGCTGGTGAGGTAGGGGTTCCTGGTTCCGCGCTAGTAACCGCACTGGGCTCATTGTCAAGGCCACTTAGACCAATGCACCACTGGTCATACTCCGCCGTAGTCATCTCAAGCTGAGCCATTGCTAACATAGATGCCTGGTCAATCTTCTCCCACTCCGATGTTCCAACCTTAATAGTAACGTCTTTGATGATATGAAGACCCACCATGTATTTCCAGACAATGGTTGGGGTGCCGCTGGTGTCCGGCGTGGGCAAAGAATATGTATAATGGATCTCCGAGTGAACATCAACGTCCGCCCCGAGAGTATAAGTCGCGGAACCACCAAACTTAGTAGAACCAGTAGACTTCTGGATCTCACCCATACCAGACGAAGAGCATCCAGGGAGTACGGCAAGTTGCTGGGTACCCACGTACGCAGAAGTAGAAGCATCGGAACCGCATGCCGATGTGTAACCAGACATACCAGTAGAGTTGTTGCTAGATTGCGAAAGAGGAGCTACCATTTCCTTTAATTAATATTATAAAAGAAAATTATTCCAGGCTAATTAACGTAATAATTAGTCTGGGGTTATTTTAATACCTACATTTATTAAGGAACCTAGTTCTTAACAGCGCCGCCGCCCGAGTAAAGAACACTCTGGGCACCAAAAGCGACAAAATGGATTACGTATGGGTCTGTACCAGAGACGGTAGAATCATAAAGAAGATTAGCCTTAAACTGGATAACATCGTACCGGTTATTGGCTATACCGTCTCCTCCTGCGAATGGTGCGAACTGGGACTCACCCTTAGACAATGAAGTGACACATGGAGTGTTAGCGATCTGGAATAACAAAACCCGAGGATTGTGGGTAAGAGTGGCAGTCGAACTCATCACGAGATCATGTCTTCGTGTGAGCCCACCACCAGCAAGACCCAACATACTAGAATACATTAATGTAGGTGCACGTTGTTGACCCTGGGCGGACGTACCATTGTAAACAAACTGACACTTATCTAGCATAACAGCGTGCCCGCCGCCTATTCCGGTTTCTTCGCCCAGAACGTTAGCCCCTACGCCACCAAGATGTGTACCGGTAGCGTTATTATTTACCCACACAGCGACGTGTGTACAATAGTCATTGAATATAGAAAGATCAATGGGTTGGATAGCGGTACCAGCTAATATACCACCAGGAATTGGTACCGAGTAATGCTGGGTAGTACCAAGAAGCTGAAGGATATCAGTACTCTGCAATAAACCACGCTCATAAGGAGAAAGAATGTGTTGCTTAGTGTAAAGGGTGAAGTCAAAATCAGTCGCAGTCGCCCCAGGCGCCTCGTTCACTGTACAGGACATCGCGGATGAGAAGTTAATCTTGACGGTAATGGACTGGTAGGGCATAGCGGCAACGAAAAGCTGGCCGCGGTAACCACCCTTAACACAACACATGAGTTTGCCGCCCATGACACCAACCGCCGGTTCCGCGCCCTGGCCGCTCGGGATGTTGTCAAGGCCGTTCAAGCCATTTACCCATAGGTCGTACTCCGCGGTAGTCATCTCAAGCTGAGCCATTGCTAACATAGAGGCCTGGTCAATGGTCTCCCATACAGAAGTTCCAACCTTAATAGTAACGTCTTTGATCAGCTTTAAGCCGACCATTGGGCACCACGTCTGTGATCCTCCAGCAGGAGGTAAGGAGTATGTATAATGGATCTCTGAGTGAATATCAACATCCGGCGAAAGAGTATAAGACGCTGAACCACCGAACCCGGTGGTACCAGTAGATCTCTGGATCTCACCCATACCGGATGAAGAGCAGCCTGGAAGTAGCGCAAGCTGCTGGGTTCCTACGTACGCCGAAGTAGAAGCGTCGTCACCACACGAAGACGTGTAACCAGACATACCAGAAGAATTGTTACTAGCTTGCGAAAGAGGAGCGACCATTCCCTTTAATTAATGTTACACAAGAAAATTATTCTAGGCCAATTAACGTAATAATTAGCCTATAATATTCTAGTTATTACATCTAGTATAAAATCAATTAGTTCCTGACGGCTCCGCCGGCCGAGTAAAGAACACTCTGTGCACCGAAGGCGACGAAGTGGATAACGTAATCACTCGCAGTGGTAGTAGAACTATGAAGAAGATCAGCCTTAAAATGGATAACATCGTACCGGTTATTGGCTATGCCGTCTCCTCCAGCAAATGGTGCATACTGGGACTCACTCTTAGACAATGAAGTGACGCATGGGGTATTAGCAAGCTGAAACACCTGAACTCTGGGGTTTTGGTTAATGTTGAGGCTAGCGCCGTCGCAGGTAAGACTATGCTTCAATCCAAGGCCGCCGCCAGCAAGACCCAACATACTAGAGTACAATAGAGTTGATGAACGTTGTTGACCCTGGGCGGACGCACCATTGTAAACAAACTGGCACTTGTCTAGCATGAGAGCATTGCCACCATTGCCTCCGTCTGATTCGCCGGCAGCGTTGCCGCCGGTGCTGCTGGAATCAGACGCCCCACCAAGATGTGTACCGGTAGCGTCGTAATTTACCCACACAGCGACGTGTGTACAATAGTCATTGAGGAACGAAAGATCAACGGGTTTAATAGATTTGCCGGGATCTACACCCTGGGGAATTACCTCCGAGTAATGCTGGGTAGTACCAAGAAGCTGGAGGATATCAGTACTCTGCATCAGGCCGCGCTCATAAGGAGAAAGAATGTGCTGCTTAGTGTAAAGGGCGAAGTGAAAATCATCATCATTGGGTGTACCCGCCTCGTTCACTGTGCAGGACATCGCGGATGAGAAGTTAATCTTAACGGTAACGGTCTGATAAGGCATAGCCGCAACGAAAAGCTGGCCACGGTAGCCACCCTTAATACAGCACATAAGCTTGCCACCCATGACACCAACCGCCGGGAACCGGGCATTGGTCGTAGTCGGAGAGTTGTCAAGGCCGCTCAATCCGCTAGCCCATAGCTCATACTCCGCGGTAGTCATCTCAAGCTGAGCCATAGCTAGCATAGAGGCCTGGTCAATGGTCTCCCATACAGAAGTTCCAACCTTAATAGTAACGTCTCTGATCATCTTTAAGCCGACCATTGGGCACCACGTAACACCAGCAGGAGGAAACCAGTATGTATAATGGATCTCTGAGTGAATATCAACATCCGCCATGAGAGTAAATGTCGCGGAACCACCAAACTTATAAGAACCGGTAGACCTCTGGATCTCACCCATACCGGATGAAGAGCAACCCGGGAGCAAAGAGAGCTGCTGGGTTCCTACGTACGCCGACGTAGAGGCGCCGGAACCACACGAAGACGTGTAACCAGACATACCAGTAGAGTTATTGCTAGCTTGCGAGAGAGGAGCTACCATTCCCTTTAATTAATGTTACACAAGAAAATTATTTCAGACTAATTAACGTAATAATTAGTCTGGTATTATTTTAGTGGTCCCTTGGTAAGGCATACGTGAATAATTTAGTTCCTGACGGCGCCACCGGCCGAGTAAAGAACACTCTGTGCACCGAAGGCAACGAAGTGGACAACGAATGGATTGTCGCTCGAACTCGCGCGAGTGGAATTATAGAGAAGATTAGCCTTAAACTGGATGACATCGTATCTGTTGTTGGAGACACCATCACCACCAGCGAATGGGGCGAACTGGGACTGGTCCGTGGATAACGAAGTAACGCATGGGGTATTAGCAAGCTGGAACAGTTGGACTTGGGGATTCTGCGAGCGGGCTCCTACCGTGGTGTGGGGAATAAGACCGCCAGCCGCGAGACCCAGCATACTAGACCGCATTAAGGTCGGTGCACGTTGTTGGCCCTGTGAAGACGTACCATTGTAAACGAACTGGCACTTGTCTAGGATGAGAGCATTTCCTCCGGCGGTGACATTCGCGCCCGTACCGAGCCCGCCGCCGATACTCGTAATATTAGTTGTGCTTACCCATACAGCAATGTGTGTACAATAGTCATTGAGGAACGAAAGATCAATGGGTTGAATAGCGACGCCAGCTGATGTGCCCACAGGGAGTGGAAACGAATAATGTTGAGTAGTACCCAGAAGCTGAAGGATATCAGTACTCTGCATCAAACCACGCTCATACGGGGAAAGAATGTGCTGCTTAGTGTAAAGGGCGAAGTCAATATCGGCTCCGCTTGCGGTGGTAGCTGATTGTGAGCAAGCCGCAGCAGTTGAGAAGTTAATATTGACGGTAATGGACTGGTAGGGCATGGCGGCAACGAAAAGCTGGCCGCGGTAACCACCCTTAACACAACACATAAGTTTGCCACCCTCGACACCAACCGGCGGCCACACGGTATGGTTGGCTGGGCTGTTACTGAGCCCGCTCATACCCATAGCCCACCGCTCATACTCCTCCGTAGTCATCTCAAGCTGAGCCATTGCTAACATAGAGGCCTGGTCAATGGTCTCCCATACAGAAGTTCCAACCTTAATAGTAACGTCCTTGATAATCTGAAGACCAACCATTGTGTTCCAGTTAAAGGCGCTACTCGTGGACGCCACGGGTAAAGAATATGTATAATGAATCTCCGAGTGAACATCAACGTCCGCCCCGAGAGTATAAGTCGCGGAACCGCCAAACTTAGTAGTACCAGTAGACCGCTGGATCTCACCCATACCAGAAGAAGAGCAACCGGGGAGTAGAGCAAGCTGCTGAGTGCCGACGTACGCCGACGTAGACGCACCTGAACCACACGAAGATGTGTATCCAGACATACCAGTAGAGTTGTTGCTAGCTTGCGAGAGAGGAGCTACCATTTTCC